TATCGTTTCTATCGCTATGCCGGTCATACCAGCTATGCTATTTAAACCCAAGGGTGTACACCTGTTCTTTTTTAATACGTCGATGTAAGAGGCATCATTGGAGTCAAAACCATTGGCATCAATACCTTGACTCTTAAACACCTTATCAATATCCTTGACATCTGGATAATAACTTGTATAGTGTTTATACCACTGTAATCTAGCGTTTAATATTCTAGGAGTTCCTTTACTACGTTTAGCAATTTCTATCATTTCATTATCTGTTAAAGTTAATCCCAGCTTACTTGCATTCGACCCTGCCAGTTTAGCTAGTACATCAGGACTATAAAAAGAAAGATGTTCTTTAATTGTAAACCGATCATAAAAAGGTTGGCTCAAACTTCCACCATTTGTTGTAGCACCTACCATAGTAAACTTTTCTAGTTCTATAGAGTCTGGTTTATTTTCAACAAGCATATCAATTTTAAAATCTTCCATAACAGGATACAAAAACTCTTCGACTAATTTTGGAAGTCGATGGATTTCATCAATAAACAAAATTGATCCTGATTGTAAATTCATTAAGTATGGTATTAAATCTTTAGGACTACGAACACTAGCAGCATTAACTGTATACATATCAGCACCTATTTCATTAGATATAGCACTCGATATAGTGGTCTTCCCTAAGCCGGGAGGCCCATCTATTAAAACATGAGGCATAATTTCACCTGAATTTTTACAGCCCGTAGTCATGATCCTCAGACGTTCTACTACATCATCCTGACCACAGATATCATCAAATGTAGTAGGACGCATTGTGTTCTCACTCATATCAACCTCCAAAATTTTCTATAGCGTACTTTACCAATGCAGTTGCATCATTCTCTTGAATTACTTCGTATGATTGTTGCACCATACTTTCAATAGACTCATCATTGTATCCAAATGAACTTAATGTATGTTTACAAGCATTCAATGTCATCGTGTTAAGACCTTCTTGCATGACAGATTCAACTATCTCTACTTTAGTAGGTGCTGGTCTGTGTTTATAAACAATCTCTATTGTATCAATAATTTCTGGTTCAAATACATTACCACATACATCACAGACATCTCTAAATCCCTCTAGTTGTAGCTGTTTTAAAGTAAACCAACTATTACAACCACACTGAGTACACATATATTTAAAACTAATATTACTGAAATCGTTAGTCGGTTTCAGGTTGTTGGTCGTCGTATTCATTGTATTTATCCTTTACCCAAAATATAAAATCATTTTTCTCATCATCAAAAGCTGATTCCACAACGCCTTTGTTTACCAAACCCCGAACAATATTAGAAACTAATCTTTTATTTAATTGCACAAGCACTTCATCGTAATCAGATTCTTTCATAAATAGTTTGGGTATTTTAGTTTTTTTGTGTCTTCTCTTTATTAGTAAAGACTTCATTATGTTTTTAGCTTCATCAAAAGGTAGATACTTATCCATTTCTGGCATATCTTCCTGTTTAATTTTTTGTACCTGATCGAAGAAATCAGCGTCAGATAATTTTTCACTTTCATCATCAAAGTTATAATAAATCAATCGTCTGCTAAAATTTACTAACTTATCAACATTAGATATTTCTAAATAACCATCTCTGTCTTCATCTTCATTATCATTATCATTATCGTTGTCATACATGGTGTACCTCTTAATTTAAAATATCGAATAAGCCTTTGTAATATGCTGGTTGTCTTAAATAGTGTGCTGCATTTGATGATATATGCGCTTTCCACATCATATTAATTTTATTGCAAGCAAAGTATTCTTTCTTCCATATAGCTTCTTCGTAATGATTGCTCCCCAGATACAGGAAGTACTGAGACTTCGCTGTATCTTTGGAGAACGAATCACTCACAGGAAACTTTTTATTCTTACCATTTACAATCCAACTTCCATCTTGTTCGACTATATCATCGAGAGCATCTTTTAGCCATTTCTCCCAACTCTTCCAATCGAACTTAAACTCATTTGAATTAAAATTATATTGAGGATAGTAATTGTATTCATCATCATCCCATTCATTTTGTTCAGGGTCTTTCATAATTACTATCTCCTATATAAAGTTTAGTCGTCAAAGTCTTCTTCATCACAATCTTCAAACTGATCCCAGTAATCCTCGTCATACTCATCATACACTGTTGAGTACTCTTCGTCATCAACATAGGAATCTGCCTCAAATTCAGCCTTATAAAGAGGCTTTGGCAACTCTCCCTGATAAAGACCGACTACTTCGTATTTGCAAGTGCGAAGTTTTTCACAGTTGCAATCACTAGGAACGCTGACAACATCTTCAGGATTGATTTTAACAATCACAATGTTATCACCAGCATCCACGTTGCCATAATTTGCAACATAGTTTAATGCTCCAGCATGAAGTCCAGCAGAACATCCAGCTTTGCGGTTGTCATCTACCTTTGCTCGACGCATTTCGCAGACCTGACCAACCTTATTGTCGAATGTTCCTTTCCACTTATCCTTAAAGTCTTTACTGACTGCCTTGTATGCAAGGAAGCATCCGTCTTCAGTGATAGGAAGATTCTCATGCTCCAAGAAGTCATACAGTTCTTGCTGACTCTGCATACTTGGATTCTCCATAAGATTTTCCAAGAACTTTACAAGAGGCTCAAAGGGCAGACCTTTGCTCATAAATTCTATAATTCTCTTGCTGATGCTGCCGTGAACTTCTTCACCTTCAAACATCACCTTGCCATTTACGATTGATACTTGTCCGTCACTAAAACTAGCAACAGCTTTCTCAATGTCTACCAGTTCTAGCAACTCATCTTCTGTTGCTGTTGGTAGTGCTTCCAGAATCAACTTGTAATTAGTATGATCTGGAATTACTTGGTGAGCCTTATTCTTTAAGATCACCGTTAAGTTGCCATCAACCCACATAAAAGGAACACTCATAATCAAACTCCTGTGATAAAAACCTTAAACCAAATTTCCTACTGCTGTTCTCAGTTCGCTGAGTTCAACATTATCAAACCATTTGTCTCGACCATAGTAACCATTGTTGTGAATATCCATAGGATCATTAGTTTTGATCTGCTCAATATCCAAATCATCGTTACCACTAACAATATACTTTAGTATCGGTGAACTGTCAATAGCACCTTTAAGAATTTCTCTAAGACTATCCATTTTAGGCAGGGTCTTGATGATTTCCTGACTAAGTGATTTTTTACCAGTTGGTAATTCTTCGTAACCATACAGTTTCTTAAATTCAAAAAGCATATTGTTCAGTTTAAGAATCTTGGTGTGAATATCCTTTGCATCTTCTACGATATTGTATTCACCTGCTATGTTATTTACATGCTGTTCAAGTCTTTGTCTACTAAATACTCTAAGATTAAAGTATTCACTATTTGCAACCTGAGCAAAGTAGTACATAAGTAGCCATTCATCCATAGCCTTAGTAACTGTCTCGTTTTTAATATAATCTTTGTAGTCAAGACCATAGATATTTAAAAGATTAGCCATTACAACTCTATCTGAACGCTCTGGCTTACTGTGCCAACTTTTTGTCTTCTTCAAGTCTGTAGAACAATCTTCTTTGTCACAGTGATTGATGACTGCATCATACTTGCCTACTTCTTCTCTTAATTTCTTAGACATTTTCGCAGCCTTGCTTTTAAACCATTTATTAAAAGACACTAGGTTTATGCCCTGCTTTTGTAATTTAGCTACTGAACTTTGTTTGATAGCATAGATATTATATTTGTTGAATAGTATACCGCCTAAGACGTTATCTTTACCTGCTAGATTATAAATCTTATGAATACCGGGATAAGGACTAACAGAAGCATATCTAGTAATAGGAACATAGATTACTTGTTCAGCATCTTCTAGTTCTTCTACTAGACTATCACTTAGTTCACTAAGCATATTAGAGTCATTAAGATTATTGCCGCTAAGATTAGCACACTCATCCGGCTTATAATCTTTAGAACTTTTTAGTAGAAAGATTTCGTCCTTACTAATCATACCAGCACCAGTGCCAGTTCTTCCCTTGGTGCTAGATTGTAGCAGACTACGGTATTCAGAAATATTCTTGACGTTTTCTTCTCCACCAATATCTTTGATAAGTTTAACGAAACCCTCACCAGAATCTTCTGCTGGATTTTGAGTGTCAACCATAAGATATGCCATACAATCATTTTGATTACAATATCTAATCGCAATCTTCTTAGCAGTCTCAGGACTTCTAGTGTCACAGACAAAGAAGGCTAAGGGATTAGTCTTACGAGTCTTCTCCCAATAGTTTGATGATTTACCCTGTAGAGTCTCATGATGGATTTTATCTGTAAGGTACAGCATCCTCTTTGAACGATGACTAGCAGTACGATAATTAATAACATACAACTGCTTATGTTTACCTAATTTATAATCTAGGTCTTCACCAGCAGACAGATCATGCTTCTTCCCTGCTTTATCAGCCCATTCTGCACCCGCAGTATAACCACCAGCAATATCAGCCAGCTTATAATATGTTTGGTAAGCATCTATAAGATTAGTACACTCTTCAACCTTTGTTGACATATTGCTCTTGAGTTGTAGATAAATATCTTGGGTCTTTTCTCTAAGAGTTTTAATAACACCCTTAGTATACTGTAGACCTTCTCTACTAACATCCATCTCTAGTTCACCAATATCACAGGTGATCTCAAGATATAGTCCAGAGTTTAATATCTCTTTAACTAGATTAGTCCAGTTATCTACATCAGCTTTCTTGAATGCTCTATTCCATCGTTGAATAGCATCACTCTTTTGTTCTTGTTCTTCTTTACCGATAATCTTATCGGAATCTACTGGGTACGCAATATTGCCCATGATAGCCACAATGCCAGCACCGGGACTGTTATATGTGCTAGGATACTTGTCATCATTATCAGATATTCTACCAACACGCCAGTTAGTCCCTTCTACAATAGTATTAGTATGAGAATAAGTATGGTTCTGAAGAAGTTTACAAGTACCACCTTCCATCATTGGTTTAGTCTTAAAGTAATGAAAGATTCTCTTAGACTTTTCAGTAAACTCTTGGAAGTCACTTTGTTTTACTGCAAAACTAATTTCAAGACCATTAGGTTCATCAGTATGAGTGACTCCAAACAAACTCAGACTAGGAACGCCGCCTTCATCCATAGCAGCAATATAAGCATACGCTTGGCCGTTGTAATAAGAAGTAGTGGAAAAACTTTTAGTATAAGCGAAAGGACTCTTAGAACCAAGTCCAAGACACCCAGTAAAATCATTACTATCATTTTTGTTACTAGCACCGTAAGTTGTATACAGTTCTTCCATATCTTTTTGAGATAATCCAGTACCATAATCTCTTACCGTAAAGTTAGGGTTGGCTTGTGTGGGTAGACTGACCTTGAAAGGGTTTCTATTACCTGATGCAACGTGAGCATCATTAGCATTCGTAGACAGTTCACGAATAACTGCCATAACCTTGTCAGAATACAATGAGTCTGACAAAATCTTAAACATCTTACTTGTTTGAGCAATGCTAAACTGATTACTACTGTCAACACCATTTGAATGAATTTCAACTGTACGATCTGCGAGTTTCATCTATTAGTCTCCAAAAAAGTTTTGTCCTGTGATAGTCTAAGTATAACATCGGCTATCGCTTGTGTCAAGCATTAATTAAAGTTGGAGTCCATATTCTATCTGAACACGGTAGAAAAGGATATTCTAAATCCTCATCATCATAATCATCAAACCAATCAGTATCCGGTGACAACATCATCATCATCATCATCATAGTTTTCGTAGTCTTCTATATGGAAATCCTCATCATCATAAGGGTTCCAATCTGTGTTATACTCTTTTTTATTTTGATCGTGCTTTTCTATTTGTTCTTCTAATAAATCAGCAGCATCTAATACGACTTCAAATTCTTGTATTTTATCTAAAAGTATATTAATTTTTCTTTCAAGTGTTCTAATTACTTTTTTAAAGTCCTTATTTTCCTTCTGTATTGATAACAATTCTTTGTTATTTTGAAGAATAGCTTTATTTAACTTATTAAATTCTGATAAAGACATAAACCTACCTATATTCTTTAATATCACCATTTTCTATGATTTTTTTCTCTTCATAGGCAGTAGCGATACGACGATAAAATTCTTGCTTGACATTCTCTAATACACCAGTAATCATGGCAATTTTACTATATGAGGTTTGTCCCATACTTTTAGCAAGTATTCTAGTAAAACAATAATTAATTTCTCCTAATAAAATAGTAAACTCCTCATTGCTCACATCATTTCCATGCGTTAAGCACTCAACCATATTCTCAATACAACTATCTAATTCTAATCTTGCACTTTCATTTATATATGGCATAATCCATCCTCATAAGTAGTAGAACAATAACATTGATATTTATCACAATATGGACATTTTGGCCCCGGTTCTTCAAAACCCCAAGCATTACAATACGGGGTAAAACTTTCTGCACCTGTATCTATACATACTAATAGTTTTCTGCGTCCTCTTTTAATGTAGCCAATATTTGTCCAATGGCAATCCCAAAACTTTAATCCTGTTTTATCTCTTATATTATCCACAAGAGATTGCAATTTATTATAAGGAGTATC